CGGCCGGCGGACTGGCGTCGACCATGTGCTCGAAGCAGCCGGTCAGCACCCGCTCGGCGATCGACAAATCCCAGTCGCCGTTGGCGGCCAGGTTCTCCTTATGCCACGCGAGCATGCCGACATGGCTGTCCGTCAATGTGTAAAGGTTGGCCAGCTTGGCGTTTGTCAGGCGCGGAGCCTTGACCGGCTTGGCGCGCGGGAGCTCCTCGGCCATTGCCGCCGCAGCCTCGCGCATGATCTCTTCGAGCTGGTCGGCATCAGCGCGGGTCTTCACCCACTGCAGCACCGGCACGCCGTCCTTGAACAGGGTCGAGGTACCCTTGAGCATTTGGCCGGGCGCCACCGGGTGCTGCAGATGGTATTCGGGCGCGTAGCCGCGCGCAGCGGCGGCCAGCTTCAGGCGCGCCAGTGACGCCGCGATCGTGGTCTTGCCGACCCCGAGCGCGCGGGCGGCCGGGCGTTCGCCGCCGTGCGCGATCACGGCGTCGAGGTAGACGGCCTGCTGCGGCGTGGCGAAGTCGCGCAGCGCCGGGTCGTAGTGGGGTGCTTTGCTCATCGGATTCCTTTTACTGGGCCGGTGCGGCCGGCGGGTTGGTCGGCCACGCGGCGCCGAGCGTCAGGGCGTCGTTAGCGTGTCCTTGAGCTGCTTCTCCCATCGCGCGATATCGTCCGACACAGTCTGCAAATACGGTCTGGTAGGCTGCGGCGTACTTGCGGGCGGTTTCGGCGGAAGCACCGGCCAGGAGCTGGCCGAGCCTGTCGGTGGTGTCGCGCAGGCCGTCAGCAGCAGCGCGGGCAGCAGCAGCGTCAGCGTGAAGAGCTTGTGCATTTTTGGCTCCCTGGTTGATGGCGTCGTCGTAGCGCGCGCGCCAGAATTGCGCCTGCCGGTCGGCAGCTTCCTGGTCGGCCAGTTTCTGAGCGTCCCAGCGCGCCTGGACCTCGTCACGGCCGATCTGGCGCTCGTGTTCGAGGAACTGGTGCGCGCCGTATAGCGCGCCGGCGGCCAGCGCGCCGAACACGAGGATTTCGAAGGCCAGCTTGTACGGCGCCAGCCGCGCCAGCAGCGCGGCAATCATCCGTAGTGCTCCGGGAAGTCGGCCAGCGGTACGGTCTGCCCTGCCAGCGCATGGGTGGAGTCGGCGAGGAACTGGATCCGGCCATCGGTCACGAAGGAATGGCAGCGCCGTTCGGTACGCCATTCCTTGAACTCGTCGTTGGCCTTTGGGTTAGCTGGCCAGGTGACCAGCACGGACGGCGTGAAGGTCGGACAGTCGGTGCTGCCGTTCCAGACCCACCCGCCGGCACTGGTGCGGATGGCGTGGGCGCTGTTGCAGCCCGGGCAGAAGAACGACAGCCCGTGCTGGTCGCCGCTGGCCCAGTCGCGCAGTTTCGCGGAGAGTTGGCTCATCACAGTCCTTTCAGGCACAGATCGCGCTCGCGCTGGCGGCGCCGGGTCAGACCGGCCACTTCCCTACCGCCGACCTTGTTCCACAGCAGCAGCGCGTCGCAGCCGCCGCGGTCGTCGCCGGCGCTGGTCTTGCGTGCCATGCTCGAGCCGCAGAAGGCCTGTACGCCGATGTTGTAGGCAGCGTCGACGAAGGCGACCTTCTGGCCGTCGCTCAGGCGCTCCCACGGCAGGCACGGCGCGATGCCGGCGGCGTGGCGCTCTAGGTCGCGGTCGGTCTGTGCATCGCACTCGGCCGGCGTGTAGGTCTTGCCCCACTGCGCATTCTCGGTGGCGCCGTCGCAGTAGGTCAGCACGCCGCCGATGTCGCGGTAGGTCTTCGGCACCCTGCCCTCCTGCGCCGGCGTAAAGGCCAGCAGCGCCGCGGCGGCGACGGCGCCGACGACGGCGGCGAGGCCGCGTTTCGGCATGCCCGGCTTGTCGGCGCTCATTTGTCGGCCTCAAGATGTGCAAGCGTCGCGTCGCTCTCGCGTTGCTCGCGGCGGTCCTTGCGGACCATGTAGGCGACGTTGACGACGCAGGTCAGCAGCGCCGTCACGATGCCGACGATGACGCCGACCTGGTTCAGGGTTAGCGACGCGCCGATCGACGCGACACCGCCCGCTACGCTGGTCACTTCCGGCGCGCTCAGTTTGATCATGGATGGGCCTTTCATGGCGAGGGCAATAAAAAACCCGCCGAAGCGGGTTGGCTGGAGTGGCGTCGCTCAGGCAACCATGAGCGCGGTCTTCGGGTAGTCGCACATGTGCAGGTCGATCGGCCGCACGCGCTTCATCATGTCCGGATCGAACAGGCGGGTACCGCCGGCCAGCACAATCGCAAACGCCAGGTCGGAGCACCACCAACAGCTGTCGTCGGACCAGTCTTCCGAATAGCTGAAGGGGATGCCGACCGCGCCGGGCCAGTCGTAGCGCTTGCCGACTTGGGCCTCGGCGAACGCGATCGCGGCGTCGAGGTCGGGCACCCATACCGGCATGTCGCGGTAGCGCACGATGCCCGCCATCAGTTCGCCGACGGTACCGGCACGGCAGCCGTGCGCCATCGACGCCTCGTAGGCCCGCTCGCCGATGATCGTGATCGCGTGGCTGAACTGGCGCGACCCGGCCAGCACGCCGACGGCCAGGCTGATCGGGTTGTACGGCCAGCGGCTGGTCAGCCGCACGGTTACGTAACCGCCCCGCATCAAAGCCCCAGTTCCGCCCGGGTGGCGCTGATGAAATCAGCCCATGCGGCGACGGCCGCCGCCAGCGCTTCCCCGGTCGCGGCGGCGCGCATCGCCGCCTGGCTGGCGAAGCGCTGCGTGCGCATGGCCTTCTGGGCGGCGCGGAACGCATCGGCGCGCGCGATCACCTGGTCAGCCGCCCACTGGTTCGACTGCTCGGTGCCGGTCGGGTTATGCAGCGCGTAGTCGGAGACGTACTCCGACACATCGCCCGCGTAGCCGGCGTCGGCAAAGGCGCGCGCTGCGGCCTCGGCTTCCTGGTATTCGGTGGCGCGGCGCCCGACCGCAGCGTCGTACACGGCATCGACGTCGACATAGGTCTTGGCGATCGCGCGCGCCTTCACAGCGGCCAGGTCGATCGGGGCTGGCGCGGCCGGCGGCAGCAGTTCCACACCGCTGCGGGCGTCGTCGGCGCGGTAAGCGGTCCAGTCGGACGCGACATCCTCGTCCACAACGATCATGCACGCGGCGTGTTCCTCGGGCGGCACTTGCAGAAAGCAGCCGAGCAGCTTCCCGCTATCGTCGAAGGTGACGTAACGGGTCGGCGGCGGGAAGTTGCCGGCCGTCGGCTCGGCGGCTGCGGTTCCAACGGTATCGTCCATGCTTTACCCTATCTTCTCAATGAAAATCTCTGAGTACACCTCGACCTGGCCGGAAACGGATGCCGGCAAGCCCCAAAATGACGGACTGGCGCCGGAAAAAAGATCACGCAGCTCCAGCGTCCGAGTGCTGGCAAGAGTCACGAACGCCGTCAATTCAGACGCCTCGCCGTAGTAATCTGCGGCTCCCGAGTAATCGAAGTTTCTGGCGCCGTTACCGAATGCCAGATACGCACTTCCCGTCACGTCGTACAGCGCAAGCCGCCGCTGTACCCCTGTGTTCAAGGTGAGCGGTGAGCGAGCGCGGATTTTGTAGTTCCCGCCAGGAACGCCAGTAATCTGGTTCCCAGACAGCGCCATGCCGGCGATCTGGTTGGTCTTAACCGTATTCAGCACGCGCCGATAGCCACCCGTGACAGCGGTTCCAGCCGCGCCATACGTACCGCTCGCCTGCTCTTCGCGCGCATGGAAGACCAGGATGCTCGGCGAACCCTGGTCGCCCTTGTCGCCGGTGCGCTGGAAGAACAGCACCAGCGGATCGCCGTTGACAAATGGGGTTGCCGAACTACCAGTGATGCCGGCCACCGAGATGTTGCGGTAGCCGCCCGTGCCGGCGATCGCACTGACGCTGAAGAACAGGAACTTCGACGCGTCCCCCACCTTCATCAGCAGGATGTGGCCCTTGACGGCACTGGTCGAACCGCCGAAGGTGTCGAGCATCGCGGTGAAGTCATTCCCGTTCGAGCCGATCAGGTCGGTGCGGATCACTGCCGATGACCACTGCGTCGCGTTGTCCAGCCGCAGCTTGCCGCTGCCCGTGTCGGCGTCGGCGGTGGCCGTGTCGAAGGTGTACGGGATGCGGTAGGCGCCGCCGGCGGCAGCGAAGTTCATGTTCGCCTCGGTGGTATTCACCTGGGTCGCCCACACCGGGAAGTTCGCCATCAGCAGCGCCATCGCGTTGTCGAAGGCCTGCTGGTCCATCTGGCGGTTCGGCAGGCCGCTTACCAATGCTGAAATCGTCATACGGTCCCTTCTATCTGCAGCGCCATCTCCCACTTGTTGGCGCCCTTGATCACTGGTTTGAAACTGGAATAGCGCCCGAAGGCGATGGCGATGCCATAGGTCTTCGAGCCGACCCAGACCAGCGGGCGCTGGCGGTAGTCGGCCAGCGCCTCGTACACGGAATCGACCTGGTCGGCCGGTACCGAGACGTCCGCGGTGATGCGCTTGGCGTAGCCGCGCAAGGTGGTGCTGCTGGTGCCGTCGAAGTTGAAGGTGGTCTCGGAGTAGTCCTTGATCTCGGCGCCGAGCGTCTTCAGCGTCTCGCCCAGGTCGACCACCGGGCCGACCGCGCACATGCCGCACTTGGCGGTGGCGCCCGGCTTCTTGATGGCGATTGTGACCAGCGCGTTGGCGTAGACCGGCAGGCCCAGACTGACCGCCCAGGTCTTCTTCTTGATGCGCTTGAAGCACCAGTTGAAGAACGACGAGGCGGAATTTGACACGATCAGGCTTTGCGTCTCCTGGTAGACCAACCCTTCGCTCAGGTCGACCACCGAGAGCCGCACCTCGGTGGCGTCGACGTTGCCGATGTAGAAGCCCTGCGAAATGAGCTGCGGCGACACCACCAGCAGGATCTCCTCCGCGTTCGCAGTCTGGGTGTTGTTGTACTGGTCGAACATGCGCCAGCGGTTGACGACCGTCGAAGCCAGCGGCGCCCACTTGGTGGTGTTGGTCAGTGCATTGCCCACATTGGCGTCGACCAGCGACTGGTACATCGCGTAGGTGGCCGGGTCGTACACCTGCGCGCCGCTGGCGTAGGTGGCGGCGGCGCTATACAGGGTTTCGGTGATGGCGACGTTGGAGTAGGCCAGGCCGGCGCCGGCGGCAATCGAGTCAGCGGCGCGCGATGCACCACAATAGCTCGTCAATTTGCTTCCAGCTTCGAGCTGCGCCCCGTACCAATCAAGCGAGAAAAGCGCAGTGATATTTGAATAGAAAACAACCGTCTTGTTGCCCGCCGGGTCTGCCGTAACGCTTACGTAAACCCGATACCAGCCGTTGGCGCATGCGATTACGCCATAGTTCGTGACACCGGTACTCCCAACAAGTTGGCCGGTAGCGACGTCGACTAGAACGTACTGAGCGGGGCTCTCAAGCCCGACGCGCAATTGGCCACCGCCTAGATTGGGCCGGAAATGAATACTCAGTGTGTAAATCCCGTTGTCCACCATTGTCGTTGCGCGATAGAACATCCCATCGCCGAAAGCGCCGAACGACCAGCGGGTGGCGTTTGTCCCAGCTGCCGGGTCTGCTACGTAGTTCGCAAATGCTCCACCGTTCGAAGACCACCCGCCGAGATACACCTGGTCTGGATTTGGAAGAAGATTTGATGCCGCTGGCTCAATCAGCGCATACGGCGCCTTGGTCAGGTCGCTCGGGTCGTAGGTCACCGCCAGCGTGTTGGCCGGCACCTGCACCAGCGTGCCAGTGCGGTCATACACCTTCTTGACGGACGCGCGCGTGCAGGCGACGTCGCCCAGCGTCACGGGATCAACAATCTTCATGTAGTCACTTTCGTCGCGAGCGGCTTGTTGCCGTTGAGGGCGTCGTCGAGGTGGCTGGCGGTGGCCGCGGTGTGGCCGGCGATCGAGCGCAGCGCGTCGCGCAGGTCCTGCTCGAGCTCGGCGCGCGCCTTGCGCTCCTGCTCGAGTGCGTCGGACAGCCGGCGCACCTCGGCGGCCAGGGTGTCGCTGTTGGCCGCCGGGCTGGCCGCGCGCCGCAGGAACTCGGCGGTCTGCTGAGTGTTCCAGATGCGCGAGGCGCCGGTGGCCTCGAGCTCAGGGCCGTCTTCGCCGACCACACGCAGGCCGCCGCCGAACCAGCCGCCGCCGGCGAAGCCGGGGATGTGGTGCTTGGCCTCGGCGCTGCCAGCGATCGCGTTGCCGATGTCGGCCAGCGAGACGCCGTGGCTGGCCTGGTCGACCCAGAACTGCAGGCCGGCGGCGTCCGGCGGGCGCCCCAGCATGGTCTGGTACATGCCGCGGATGGTCGCCTCCGGCGAGCCGGTGATCGCGCCGACGATGCTGTCGAGCGAGGCGCCGGCGGCCGCCTGCTGCTGCCAGAACGCCAGCCCGGCCGCATCCGGCGCGCGCCCGAGCGCGCTCTGGTAGGCCTGGTTCACCTTGGCGGTGGCGGCGTTGACCGGGTTGGCCAGCGCCGACTCGATCGCGAGGCGCACGCCGTCGACCGCGTCGTTCAGCGACAGCAGCAGGGTCGACTGGCCCTTGGCGATGTCGATCTGGTCCTGCATGCTGGACAGCACGCCGTCGAGGTCCTTCAACTGCTGGTTCAGCGCGTCCAGCGACTTCTGCTCGACCGACAGGCTGTCGTCGGTCAGGCCGGCCAGCTGGGCGATGTCGCCCTGGGTCGCGTACAGGTCGAGCAGGTAGTCCTGATAGGTGCGGAACTGGCTCGCCGCGTCCTTGGTCAGCACCGACAGCGCGCCCTTGAGCGCATCGGCGTCGGGCAGCGGGCCGCCGGCCTTGGCGACGGCCAGCGCGCGGCGAATCTGCGCCTGCGCCTGCGCCCGGCTCATCATCAGCGCGTCACTGCCGCGCATGGTGTCGAGCGTCGAATGCAGCGCGTCCGACAGCGACTTGAGGCGGTTGACCACCGCCGTCTCGGCGTCGATGCGCGTCTGCACGCCAGTCTTCTCGCGCGCGACCACCTTCTGCAGCGCCGCATAGGCCACATCCACCGAACCCATCAGCGTGGAGGCGTTGGTCTTGACCTGCTCGATCGCGGCGGCAGCGGCCTTGGCCGCCTGCACCTGGTCGAACAGCGCGCGGTTGGACTCATCCAGCGCGGCGCGCTGCTTGGCCAAGAGCTCGACGTTGGTCAGGGTCAGCTGGTCGAGCTGGTCCTGCAGGTCCTTGCGCTCGGCCAGGATGTCGGCCTGGGTGCGGAAGTAGCCGTCGGACGCCGGGTGGGTCTGGGCGAACGCCGCGTTCAGCGCCATCAGGTCGTCGAACTGCTTGGCGCCGGCCTCGGTCAGCACCGCGCCGGAGCTCACCAGCTGGTTGACGTAGGCCTTGAACTGCTCGCGGCTGGTGATCCACGCAAGGCCCATGCCGGCCAGCGCGGCGTCGACCGCCTGCGCCACCGGTGCGAGGCGCTCGGCCTCGGTCAGGAAGGCCTGGTTGTAGCTGGCGGCCTGCTGGCTGAGCGTGGAGGCACCGCCGGCCAGGTCGAGCAGGCGTTCGCGCGCATCCGCCGAGGCCAGCCCGACCGCGCCGAACATGGCGACCGCGTTCGTGCCGACCAGCTGCGCGAGCTGGTCGGTGGCCTGGAAGTCGCCGGCCAGGCGCTGCAAGGTGGCGGCGGCGGTCTCGCCCGACTTGCTGAAGCGGTCCAGGCCGGGCACCAGCGTGGTCGCCAGCTCGTCGCCGATGCCGGCGAAGAAGTCGGTGATGGTCTGCTGGTCCTTGGCGGCGTCGCCGCTCAGGGTCAGGTCGAAATATTTCGAATAACCCTTGATCGCATCGGCGTTGACACCGAGCGTCTTGGCGAAGCCGCTCGATGCGGTCTCGAGCGCAGACAGGCCCTGGGTGAACTGGCTGACGGTGGCGGCGCTGAAGGGGGTGGTGGTCTGCCAGTCCTTGTCGCTGCGGAACCAGCCGCCGTCCTGGTGCAAGTCCGTGTAATTGAGGCCGGTCAGGCTGGTGGCGCTGAGCGTGCCCTGCATGCCCTGCTTCTTCACCTCGGTCGAGCCCATGCCGAAGGCACGGTTGAACAGGCCGCCGACCACGCCGCCGACCACGCCACCGATCGGGCCCAGCAGCGCCGCACCGACCGCGGTGGCGATGTTGGTCACCGCCTGGCCGTGGTTGACGCTGTAGTCGCCGGCGATCGCATTGCCGATGTAGTGGCCGCCTAGCAGCCCGGCACCGTAGGCGGCGGCAGTGCCGGCCATGCTGGCGGCCGGCGTCAGCGCCTGGCCGGAAGCGGTCGCCAGCCCCTGCGAGGCCAGCGGGGTGTAGCCGGCCGCGCTGAGCGCCGACTGCACACCGCCCGCCACCATGTCCGACAAGCCGGCGAAGCCCAGCGACGCTGCCTTGTACAGCGCGGCGGCGCCTTGCGCGGCGCCGATCGCGCCCGAAGCCGATGCCCCGGCAGCGCCGGTGCCGCCGGCTCCAAGCGCGCCGGATCCTGCCGCAATCTCGCCGGCAACTGCCGCCGGACTGACGCCGAGGAAGCTGCCGACCAGCTGCACCACGAACGGGCGCGCGAACATCTTGTAGAGCTGGTCCGCCACCGTGGTCTTGAAGGTGGTCACCAGCGACTGCGTGAACGAGCTCCAGCCGGCACGGCCCTCGTTGAGCATGTCGGCGAAGCCCTGCTGGAACACTTGGTCGTATTGGTCGACCGCCTGCTTGAAGCGGTCGTAATTCTCCTGCTTGGCGGCACCATCGACCAGCGCGGCGGCGCGCTCGCGCAGCGCCTTGGCCTGGTCGCGGATGATGGCGGCCTTCTCGCCGGTTAGGTCTTGGCCCTCGGCGATGTTGTCCGCCTCGTATTGCTTGCGCGCCGCCTGATCTAGCAGGCGCGCGGCGGTCAGCGCGGCGATCTGGGTCTTGGACAGGCCGATCTGCTCGTTGTAGTCGAGTTGCACCTGGGTGCTCTGGACCAGGCTGTTGCGCTCGTCCATGGCGGACTCGATGGCCTTGGCCGTGTTGTCGACCGCCTGGCGGTAGCGGCGCTGCTCGGCGGCGGCAAGGTCGTTGGTGCGCTGTTCTTGCCGGTTGGTGCGCTGCGCGTCCAGCACCTCGCGCTGGCCCTCCAGGTCTTCCACCTCCTTTTTGCTGTTGGCCTTCTGCTTCGTCAGCGCGATCTCTTTTTCCAGCGCCTCGCGCTTGCGGGCCATCGCCGCCAGCTCGGCGTCGGCGGTCTGGTTGATCGCGTCGTCCTCGATCAGGCTTCCAGCGGCGCGCAGCGCGGCGATGCGCGCCAGCTCGCGCTGGGTCAGCACGTCCTGCACGCCGTCACGGCGCTTCAGGGACTCGATCTGCGCATCGACGCCGGCGTTGAACAGGTCGGAATACGACTTGTTGATCGCCGCGATGCGCTCGTTGATGGCCTTGTCCGACACGCCGGCCGCGAGGCCTTCGTTGCGCGCCTTGGCA